CTCGAAGTACTTCGCGAAGAAGCGCCAGGTCAGCGGCTGGGTGCGGCCCCAGGTGACACAGGTCAGGCCGTCGGGGCCGTAGCCGCCGAGGGTGACGCAGTGGCCACCCTCGATCCGGGCGCCCCGCACGACGTCCCACACCTGGCCCGCGTTGAACTGGCCCATTGCGGACGCGGGGAAGTTGAGGCCCGCATAGACCTGGCCGAACAGGGCGATGGCCTGCTGCAGCTCGGCGCGGTTCGAGATGTCGACCTTGGCGAACGCCACGACCCGGTGCCCGGCCACGCCGGTCTTGCGCATGTAGTCCAGGACGTCCTGGCACACCGCGCCCTGATCGGTCGACGGGTCGGCCGGGTCATAGCCGGACGTGACCTCGTACAGGTGCAGCACGTCGGCGTCGGAGATCTCCACCGCGGTGCCCTGCGCGTAGCGGGTGTCGCCCTCGATCAGGTGGCCGATGCTGGCCGCGGTGCAGTCGCCCAGCTGGTCGTTGAGGTACATCGGCCAGTCGGTGACCGCGGACAGCCAGTCGACGCCGGCCGGCGGCGCCGGGAGCGCCGAGGTGTAGTCGGCCAGGCGCAGGTGCGCCCGGGCGGGCTCGGCCGATGCCCGGCCGGGGCGGAAGGTGATGGTCACGAGGTCCCCAGGGTGACGGTCTCGGCGACGGCCGAGGTGACGGTGAAGCCGGCGTAGTGCCGGAGCAGGACGGTGGCGCCCGCCGCGGCGAGCGCGCGGGCCACGTCGGCGGCGCCGCGCACCGGGCCGGTGTACATGGCCGTGTTGTCGGGCCAGCCCGGGATGTCGTCCTGGCTGGTGAAGCCGTAGACCGACCAGTCGTTGGCGTTCTCCGTGGTGGGCTGGCAGACGGCGAGCAGCCACAGTTCGCCCAGGACGATGGGCATCCCGGGGCGCGGCGGTGTCGGCAGGCCGGCCCGGCCGGCCGAGTACTCCTGGCCGGCGAACACGTCCATGTAGCCGGCGAGCTCGGTGGTGCTGGTGGCGGTCGCGGACCCGACCGTGCGCAATGGGGTCTCCCTCAGGATTGGACGCCGTACAGGTAGCGGGTCATCGCGTAGACGGAGCCGCTGCCGGACAGGCGCTGGGCGTCGATGGTGAACTCGGAGTCGTGCGACCAGGCGTAGGCGGGCACGGAGACGGTGGTGAGGATGCCGGAGCCTGCTGAGGCGGTGACCAGCACGTTTCCGTCGATGCTGAAACGGATCTGGCCGGTCGTGCCGCCGTCCGTCGCCATGTCGATCCGGACCGTCAACTTGGGGTGCTGAATGATCCCGCGGGAGCGGCTGATCGTGGTCCACGAGCCCGCGGTGGTCTTCGGCCAGTTCGTGATCGTCTCGTCCGTCGGGGACGGGTACGGCAGATAGGGGCGCGCCAGGCCGAGTCCGGTGATGACGTCGTCGGCCAGGATCGCGTTGCCGGCCCGGTCCCAGACTGTCACCGGCTGCGTTCCGCCAGCTGCGGACCACACGGTGACCGCGGCCGAGCCGTCCTCGCGGCGCACGACCAGGCCCTGCTGATCGGAGCCGTCGCTGTGGCTTGGCGACTGCTTGCCGATGTAGAGGATCTGGCTGCCGCCGGGGGTGGTGACGATCAGTCGGCCGCCCTGGCCGATCGACACGTCGCCGCCCTGGATCTGCGTGAGTGCCGGGCGGATGTTGGCCCGGCCGGCGAGTTGCCGGATCTGGTCCTGGAGGTCTCGGATCACGTCCCAGACATCCTGGGGCACCTGCGGCATCAGATCGCCTCCAGGTAGAGGTCCGCGCTCTCCGGCCGGCCGCGCTCCTCCGGCGTAACCCGGTAGCCGACGAGCCGGTAGCGGGCCACCATCCCCGCCGGATACCAGACGGTGTCGCGCAGGTTGAGGCGGATCGTGGAGCCCAGCGGCGGCAGTGCCATGCTGCCGGTCAGGACGCGGACGGTTGGGATGGTGACGGGGCGCACCTGCATGGCCAGGTCGGCGGCCGCGTGCTGGTCGAGGTCGGCCTGGATGCTGACGCTGGAGTAGTCGCTGCTGCCGTCCAGGCGTGGCCAGCCCGCGGTGTAGTCGGCCGGGGTGGTGAGCGGCCCGGACATGAGCGGGTAGCTGGTGGTGGCCAGGTTGTTGTTGATGCTGGCACCCCTGGAGGTCCAGGCGTTGGCCTGGACAGTGGCGTCCTGCGGCAGGCTGTAGGCGGTGACCGGGCCCGGGCTGGTCAGGACGATGTCCGTGCTCCCGATCGAGATCTTGGGGTAGCCGAGCTGCAGGGCCTTATGCCGGTTGCCGTCCGGGGAGCGGTAGCAGTCGATGCGCCATTCGAATCCGCCCTGGGTGGCGGCGAGCTGGTCGATCAGCTGCCCGATCCACGGCAGGTCGTAGGACAGGTAGGTGCGGTCGCGCGGAGTGCCAGAGGTCAGCGTGTAGTCGATCTCCACGCCGATGTTGCCGCCGGTGCGGGCCTGGCAGTAGGCGATCAGGCCGCGGGCGATGTCCAGCTGGTCGACGCCCGCGGATACCTGGGTGTCGGTCAGCTGCTGGTGCTGGCGGAAGTACGACTCCACGCCCGCAGCCTGGAGCTTGACGGTCCAGAAGCCGCGCTCGTCCCGGGTCGGGGTGGCCGTCCACAGGATGCCGCCCCACACGATGTCCATGCCGCGCTGCAGCCACAGCATCGTACGCCCGGGCAGCAGGGCCGTCTGGGCGCGCGCGGCCAGGTCAGACGTCGGGGCCGGCACCGTCGCCGTGAGGCTCCCGGTCTTGCCGATGTAGTCGTCGAACTGCAGGCCTTGCACCGGAATGCGGTCCATTACCTGGTCGGACCGCAGGTCGCAGACGATCAGTGTGCTCGTCTGCGCCACCTCAGGCCACCCGTTCCAGGACGAGGTAGGAGGACGCCTTCATGATCGACGCAGTGCCGGCGTCGGCAGTGTTCTGCGCGAACTGCAGCTTGAACGTGCCGGACGATCCGCCGACGACCAGGAGGCCGTTGACGATCGTGGTCATGATGCTGGCGCCAACCATGCCCGGTGCTTGCGAGGTTGCGAGGTTCGACCGGTCCGTGATCAGGCTGCCGACGGTTGAGGTGGCCGCGTTGTTCTGGGTGCTCGGCGTCCAGTCGAACGTGGACCCGACCGGTCCGACCCAGCCGATCTTCAGGTCGCCGGTGGTGGATCCGGTGCCGCCGAGCAGGCCGCGCACTACGTACACGCCGCTCGCGGCCACGGTGAACTGGAGGTCGGCGTCGTCCACGAGGGTGGTGGAGTTGATGACCTGCTGGTCCACGGTTTTGCGGGCGAACAGGCGCGCGCCCACACCGGTGACGGACAGGGTGCCGGTGACGTTGAGTGAGCCGTTGACCTGGGCGGTGGCGGATCCGGAGCGGGTCAAGGACACATCGCCCAGGCTGACGAGGCCGCTGTTGCCGAGCCGGACGGCCTGCTCCCAGGCGGAGCCGTTGTAGCGCTCCAGGATGCCCGCCGAGCCGCCGCCGTCGCGCCACTGGCCTGCATAGGCGCCGGCCACCGAGCTGCCGCCGGGGTTGATGCCGCCGACCGCGACCGTATACGTGCGCTGGTCGGTCAGTGCGGTGGCCCAGTTGATCGGCGATCCGGCTGAGGAGCCCGCGGCGACGGCGATATCCCACAGCTTCAGGTAGGCCGTCGAGTTCGGCACCGAGGTCGGCGCGGTGGGCGATGCCGAGGCGGTGCCCTGCACGTACACGATCGCGCCCTGGGTGAGCCCGGAGGTGTCGTAGGCGGAGTCGTAGACGACTGCGAACACGGAGTCGATGCGGTTGAGGCTGGCGTGGCCGTTGGCGACGGTGAACGTCTCAGCGGCGGTGACCGCGAGCCCGTAGGCGCCCTGTGTGGAGGTGCCCTGGATGACGGCCCGGCCGATGGCCACGGTGCCGGTCATCGTTGAACCGGTCAGGTTCAGTGCGGTGCCGCCCGGGACGACGCCTGCCCTGGTCTGCGTGGCGTCGGTGGGAGTCCAGGTGCCGGCGGCGCCGAGCCGGGTGTCGGCGCGGGTCTGGCCCGGGTTGAGCAGCCAGGTCGTACGGACCGTCATCGGGCCTCCTACCAGTAGGCGGAGCGGTACCGCACGGTGGCGGACGCTACGGGGGACGTGCTGGACGGGTCGGCACGGAACGAGAGGGTGGAGTTGCCGGGCGGCAGGACGAACGAGCCCTCCGGGGTGCTGCGCAGGGTGGCGGTGGCGATGCGGGACTGGCCGCCGAGGAGCACCGTCCCGTTCCATGTGTCGACGGTGAGGACGTCGCCGACCGCCAGGGTGATCGCATACTCCAGCACCTGGCCGGTGCTCAGCAGCGTCAGCGACGGTGTGGTGACGGGGCCGCGGAACTCGACGATGGGGTGGGCCTGCGCGGTGCCCGCGTTGGTGATCGCCATGTCGCCCGTGCTGCCCGCGGTACCCCACACGAGGCCGGTCTCCGTCGGCGTTCCCCACGCCAGACCGGTCTCGCTCGGGCTGCCCCACGACAGCCCCGACTCCGGTGCTGGCAGGCCCGTGACACCCGACTGCTCGGCCACCACGTAGCGGCGCGGGTCCGAGCACTCCCACTGCAGTGCCCCGCCCGCGGACCACCCGACCTGCCAGGACTGGGTGACGGGCAGCGCCCGGCGGGTGAGCCGCGCCCACACCAGGAGCGGCCCGCGCTCGTCGAGTTGGATGACCAGCGGCTGCTCGGTGTCGGGGCCCGGCGCCGTGGCGGCCTCCAGTGTGCGGACTGCCGCGCCGAGGGCGCCGGGGGCGGTGCGTACGGTCAGGTCGGTGATGGTGATGGTGCGGCCCTGGGCGAGGAGCCGGCCGGGCCATGCGCCGATGTCCTGCGCCCGGGCCACCGTCCCGGAGTCGAGGCCTGGGGTGTCCTGCCAGCCCGTCAGGTGGCTCCAGCGGTAGGCGCTGGAGGCGACGCCGCCGGCGCGGGAGCGTCCGAGGAGCAGAGTGCCCCACTGGATGAGCCCGGGGCCGGTCACCAGCTCACCCGCCACGGGCCATCACCCCCTCGCCTTGCCGACCCACCACAGCTCCTCAGCCGTAGCCCGGGCGTTGCCGCCGGCCGCCTCGTGGTAGTGCTGGATGTGGAAGCCGCCAGCGCCCGCCGCGACCCCGGCCATGGCCGGGGTCGGGCCGAGCGGGCTCGCGCCCATGCCGCCGATCTGGCCGGTGATGCCCTGGAGCTGCCCGCGCAGGGCGGGCACACGGGAGTCGATGCCGCGCATGAGGCCGTCCATGATGAGCTGGCCGGCGCCGTGCAGGAGCACGCCGTCGCGGGACGGGGGACCCTTCCAGCTGACGATCTTGTCCGTCAGGTCGCCCAGAGTCGACTTGACGTCGCCGACCTTGGACTGGATGCCGTTGATCAAACTGCCGATGATCTTCGATCCGGCGTCGAACAGCTTCCCCGCGAGCGCACCCAGGATGCCCAGGATCTGATCGGGCAGCTTCGTGAACTCGTCGACGACGATCTTTCCCAACCCCGACAGGAGCTGGCCCAGGTCGTGGACCGCGCCGTGGACGTTGCCCTGGAGCAGGTCCACCAGGAGCTGCATCGCCGGAACCACGACGAGCTGCACGACCCGCGCCAGCTCACCCGCGAAGATCGCGGCCAGCTGGCCGACCGCGCCGATGATCGGCACCAGCAGTGGCATCAGCGCCGCCAACAGCTTCCCGGACAGCACTGCGAGTTGGGCCAGCACCGGCGCTAGAGAGACCGCAATCTGGGCGAAGCTCTGGCCGAGGGAGGCCAGCGGGAGCTGCTGGATCAGCTGCGTCAGCAGCGGCAGCAGTACCGTCGCCTGCACGTTGAGCATGTCCATCACGGGCTGGATCAGCTGAGGCAGCGCCGCGAGCACCGGCCCGAGCAGCTGCCCCAGCGCCGTCGCCAGCGCGCCGACCACCGGGCCGAGCTGCTGGAACAGCTGCGCGGCTTCGGTCAGCAGCGGGGTGACCGCCGGCAGAAGCTGAGCCGCCAGTTGACCGACCAGCACCAGCAGCGGCGACGCCGCGATGACCAACTGGCCGACCGCCTGCGCGGCGGCGAGCAGCACCGGCCCCAGCGCCGTGATGACCGGCTGGAGGGCCTGCCCGAGCGCCTGGACCAGGATCTGCAGCGGCGGCCCCAGGGCGGACAGCACAGGGCCGATCACCTGGAGCGCCTGGAGCAGCAGCGGAGCCGCTGTCTCGGCGATCGCCCCCGTCACCTTGAACAGGGCTTTCAATCCGTCCTGCACTGCCGGGGTGGCGAAAGCCTCCTTCAATGCGCCGCTGATCTGGACCAGGGTGTTGACGAAGCCGCCGCCACTGGCGTTGGCCGCGCCCAGCACCTCGAAGACCAGGCCGCCGACGTTGCTCACGAAGGTGCCGAGCTGGTTGAGCAGCCCGATCGCCGTGTTGATGGCCTGCCCGAGACCACCGGAGGAGAATGCGGCGGTCAGCCGGGAAGAGATCGAGTCGACGATGCGCCCGAAACCGCCCGCGAACTTGTCCAGCGCCGGGCCAGCAGCAGCCGCCAGCTGCCCGAAGCCGGTGACCACCTGCCCCGGGATACGCGCCAGCTCGCCCAGCGCCTTGTTCGCCCAGGTCAGGGCGGTGCCGAGCACCCCGGACTGGGCCAGATTCTCCGCCGCCCCCGCAGCACCCTTGGCCATGCCGTTCAACTCGCCGGCCGAGCCCACCAGGCCGGCGCGCAGAACCGGCAGGCTGGCAGTGGCCAGCCGGGCCAGCGTCACGTCCAGCCCCTGGAATAGGGCCTGCTGCACGTCCAGCTTGAGGGCGTCCAGCTGAGGCTTGAGGCGGATGACCTCCTCGACGAACGACCTTGCGGCCGGCGCCAGTTTGGCCAGGGCCTGCGCGAGCGGGTCCACGCCGCCGGCCGCAGCCGACTTCCCGGCCTGCTGGAGCGCCTCGATCGCCTTCTGAATCTGCTCGGCGCCCTGGTAGGCGGTGCGGGCCTGCTGCGTCTGGGCGTCCTGCACCGCGCGGGTCTGATCGCCGACCTTGCGCTGTGCGGCCGCGACCTGGTCCTGCGCCTGGACGACGTTCGCCGCCCCGGCGACGCCGGCCTTGTTCGCGGCCGCCGCCTGGTCCTGGAGCCGCTGGTAGGCGATGCCCTGCTCGCGCAGGTGCTGCACCGCCTCGTCGTAGGTGAGCTGTGCCTGCTCGCGCTGGGCCTGCGTCGCGGCAGGGTTCTTGAGGGTGGCGTCCAGCGCCGTCTTCGCGTCCTGGACGCGCAGGGTCGCGTCCCGCTGCCCCAGGGCCGCGTCCGTGACCTTGTTGTTGAGGTCCTCCAGGTCCATCGCGGCCTGCTTGCGGGCGTCCACCAGGGCCTGCTGGGCGGACAGGTCCGCCTTCTCCGCGTCGGCGAGGTTCCGCTCCGCGTCGGCGACGTGCTGGGCGGCCTGCGCGTTGGCGTAGGCGGCGTTCTCCGTGGCGTCCTTCAGCGCGCGCTGGGCATCGGCGACCTGCTGGGTGGCGTTGGCTGCCGCACCTGCCGCGGCCGGGGCCGGGGCGAATGCCGCCTTGATGGCGTCGCCGATCCCCGATGTGCCGATCTTCACTGCGGCGGCCGCGGAGGCGACCATCAGGATCCCGGACGCCGCCACCGTGGCCGCCGGGGCGATCTCGGCGAGCATCGACACCAGGCCGGCGATCACCGGCACTGCGGAGCCCACCGCGGCGGCGCCCATGGCGAACTGACCGCCGAACCCGGCTGCGGCGCTGCCCGCAGAGGAGAACGACGTTGCCAGGCCCTGGACGTCCTTCTCGGCGGCGGGGATCTCGCCGCGCTCGTCCACGTGGACGTCCACGTGCGGGTCCATGTCCCCGACCGCGCGCGCCTCCTCGGCGACAGCGGCGAGTTCGGCCCGGGCCTCCTCGGTGTCCGCGTGCACGTGTACGCGGGGGTCCTCGTGCGCGATGCTGCTGAGGCTCACCTGCAGCTCGTCGATGACCGCTTCGGCCTGGGCGGTGTCGACGTCGATGTGGGCGGCGGGCAGGCCGCGCACTGCGCCTTCAAGGTCGCGCCGGATGCTGGCCGCCGTGTCGGCGGTGGAGCGCTCCAGCCCCCGCATGGCCGACTCCTGCTTGGCCATGCCTGCCTCGGCGCCGGTGGCGTCGATGTCGAAGGTGGCCGTCAGCTCGCCGACGTTCACAGGCCGCCTCCCGGTGTTCAGTTGTCAGGCAGCGGCGGCAGCTGGCCGAAGATGTCGGCCATGGCCTCGGGGCTGTCGATCTGCAGCGGGGTGCTGTCGGCCGCCTCGTGGAACAGGCAGTCCCTGCTGAGGCCGGAGACGAGCGTGAGGAACTCCCGGGTGCTGAGCGCGGCGAGCTCGGCCGCCCGGATCCTGTATTCGCGGCGCAGGTCCGCCTCCAGCAGCCGCCAGTGGGTCAGTACCGCGGTCCAGAACCGGCTCTGCGCTGGGCGCGGTTCAGCGCTTTTCCCCGCGCCTCCCGCTGGTCGTACTCGCGCACCGCGTCCGCGAACGCCAGCGAGCCGGGCCGGTGCATGTTCTGGGCCGACCACAGCAGGACGATGCCGAGCCTGCGCTGGTCGATGCCGGCCTTCAGCCAGTCGTCGAGCGCGCCAGCGCCGAACACGGGCGCCAGGACGGTGCGCAGGGTCTCCACGCTGTCGTCGTCGCGGTGGCGCTCGGCCAGCAGGCTGAACGCCAGCGGGACGGTGACGGGCAGCGTGTAGTCCGTGCCGTACAGGCGCAGCACGTCGGGCTCGGTGGGCAGCACCTCGGCGGCGAAGAACGCGTCGGCATCGGTGTAGGCAGGGGCCGCGTCGTCGTCCTCGTAGAGCTCGTCGTCCTGCTCGTCGAGGCCGGGGTCGTCCTCGGGCTCCGGCGCCGGAAGCGGGACCGGGCGGGGCGCCTGGCGGCGCTGCTGCGGGCGCCGGCTCACGGGGCCGCCATCGTGGTCTCGGCGCCGGTGCGGGCCAGCTCCATGCCCCACTTGCCGAGGTCGTTGGTGGCGCCGCCCTCCTCGGTGGCCTTCGCGGTCACGTTCCAGACGCGCCACTGGGTTTCGGAGGTGTGCCGGAAGCGGATCTGCCCGATCGAGGAGTCGGAGAGGCCCTGGGCGAGGCTGTCGAGGGCGGCCTGGCCGGGGTCGGCGAGGCCGGTGGCCGGGTCGCGGCGCCGGGTGCCGTCGAGCTTGAGGGATCCGCCGCGCTGCAGCACGACCTCCTCGTACTGGCCGTTGGAGTCGTAGTCGGTCGCGTCGGTGTGGGCGTCGTGGTCGCCGTAGTTGACGGCGAGGGTCTTGATGCCGGCCACGGCCAGCCAACTGACCCCGGAAGCCACCTGGACGACGATGTTCCGGGCGGCGATCTTCTTCGTGGCCACGCGGGCCACCTCCCCTTCAGGTGCGGTTCGCCGTCTGGTTGGTGACGGTGATGCGGTAGTTGGTGGTGTGCTCGTGGCGGCCGTTGCCGTCGATGCCCATCGAGGTCGGAACCTGCTTGGCGACGGCGAGGGTCAGCCAGGTGCCGTCCGCGAGCGGGATGTCGGTGGCGCCGTGGAGCGCGCTGTAGATGGCCCAGGCGCGCTGGTAGGACGGGCGCCGGTTGGCGGTTCCGCGCACGCGGACCTGGAGGCTCACCTGGTCGTCGGTGTTCTCCGGGTCGGGTTCGCCGTCGCCGTAGAGGGTCAGCGAGACGGCCTGGTCCGGGCTGGACGGCATCCCGTCGAGGAAGGTGTCGCCGTCAGTGCCCTCGGGGCGGTAGGTGATCAATCCCTGCCTGTCGAGCCAGGTGGCGATGGCGTCGAGGAAGTCGGTCACGTAGCGCCTCCTGCGCGCCGGACCTCGGCCGCGATCAGCCCCATGACCACCTGGACGTCACGGTTGAACGGGATCTCCAAGTACTTCGCCGACCGCCCGGGGGCGTGCTTCCAGGTCAACTCCTCGTGCTGCCTGACCGCGTAGACCGTGTCGTAGGAGACGGCGCCGATCAGGTTGACGGCGTCGATCGTCACCGTGCCGGAGCGCTCCAGCGTCCCCTCGCGCAGCGGCACCAGGGCGTTGGACTCGGCGAGGACGTGCTCCATGCCGAGCTCAAGGCCGCGGGCCGCGGCGGCCCGGGCTTCGGCGAGCCACTGCTGACCCCGCCATGTGAAGCGCGTCGTCAACGCCATGGCAGGCCTCCCGGTCAGGTGAGTTGGATCTCCAGGTGGGCGGGCAGCGGGAGCGTGCCGCCGTCGCGGCGCAGGGCCTGGATGACGGTCACCTGACGGCCGTCAGGGAGCGTCACCTGGGACTCCGGCGGCGCGACGGTGTCCAGCGGGCAGTAGGCGGTCGACGAGCTGGATACCTCGCGGCCCTCCCGGTTGCGGACCATCCGGGTGCCCTGGTCCAGGAAGCACCTGACGGTCGTCGGCACGCCCCAGGACGGCCCGTCGGCGACGTCGCCCAGGTAGGCCGTGACAGTGACCTGGTGGACCAGCAGGAATCCGGGCAGGCCTGCGCCTACCACGAGGTCACCGCGTCCAGGTGGAACAGGCGCTGCGTACCGCCCAGGTCCGGGTTCTGCAGGATGTCCCACACCGTTGGCGCGACCTGGCGGGCGGCAGAGGCACCCTGGCCGCCCACCACCGGGTCCTGCAGATGGGCGGTGCCGATCCGCACGGTGCCGTAGGTGCCGACGCCGCCGATGCCGATCGCCTCGCCGACGGCCTGCCACCACTCGACCTGCGCAATCGCACAGTCGCGGAACGCCGCGGCCACTGTGGAGTCGGTCGGCATGCCGGTGGTGGCGTCCGCGTCGTAGAACGAGTGCCGGAACACCTGGGCGTCCAGGAACTGCGACGCCCGGGTGAGGAGCGGCCCGATGGTGTCATCCACGGGACGGCCGGATGCCTGCCAGTCCGCCGCAGTGGCGTAGACGCGGCCCACGGTGCCCCCTTATGCGCTGGCGCCGATGACGGCCACGTCGTAGGTGACCGCGCTTCCGGCCGCGCCGTTGGCGACGTGCAGCAGGTCGGCGGTGCCGGCGGTGACCGTGTAGGCGGTCGCGTCGGGGGCGAACAGGGCCAGGATGCCGCCGGGCCGCACCGTGACCGTGTGCGCGGCCGCGCCTACCCACGAGATGAACCCGTTGCTCGCGGCGTTGCCGACGATCACGTTGTTGGTGTTCGCCGAGCTCGCCGCGATGATCAGGCCCTTGACGCGGGCCATGTTGATGGTGGCGCCGAACACGTCCGTCAACGTTCCGGCCAGGTCGAGGTCCTCGCCCGTGGACGCGGCCAGTGTGCGGCCGGTGGAGATCCACAGCTTGTCGGCCTGGTTGCTGCCGGTTCCGCTGGAGAGCGGCAGGAGCTGCTTGTAGTCGAGCGGGAAGGTGGGAGTCGCGCCGGCCACTGCGGCGGCGTTGAGCGTGGTGGCCAGCTCGACCGTGATCTGGGTGTTCTGGAGTGCCATCGTGACCGCCTGTCAGGTGAGGATGACCAGCGGCACGGTGGCCGCGGCGGTCGGGGTGGCGATGGTGGACGGCGCGGTACCGGTCAGGCTGGAACCGCTGGTCTGGGCAAGGTTCTTCTCGGTCCCGACGATGCCGGCGGAAGCGGTGGTGGAGACGCCGACCAGCGACGGGACGGTGGTGGCCTTGACCATGATGGCGGCCCAGTAAAGGCCGTCGGCGGTGATGGTCACCGGGCTGCCGAGGGCCAGGGTCTTGTTGGTCGTGGCTGCCCAGGCCGCGGTGAGCTGGTCCGCGGTCTGGCCGAGCAGCGCCGGCGTCGCCGCCGAGCTGTACAGCGCGAACCACCAGTTGGTCGGGGTGCCGGCCGCCGTCGCGCCGGAGCGGAACGACAGGCTGGTGACCACGTCGTTCTTGCGCAGGTAGATCGGCACGCTGGTCATGACCTGGGTGGTCAGCGCGCCCAGGTCGGCGGTGGCATCCAACCGTCGCATGTTGGAGCGGTAGAACGCGGCGCCCGGGTCGGCGCCGGCCAGGTTCTGGCGGACGACGTCGGACGCGTACGACAGCTCGTCACGCGTGATGCCGAGGTAACGGCCGTTGACGGTCACGACTGCTCTCCCTGCTGCGGGGCCCCGAAGGCGAGGATGGTCTTGCGCTGCTTGCCGAGCTCGGCGGCCTCGACGGCGAGCACGCGGGCCCGCTCGGCGTCGTCCGCCTCGGCGAGGTAGGCGATGACCTCGTCGGCGGTGTGCGCCGCGGGGTCGAACTCGTCGCCCTGGCCATCGGTGTTCGGCTCGGCCGCCGCCTCGGGCTCGTCGGCCGCCGGGGCGTCGGGCTCGATCGGGTTGACGGTGTAGCCGGCGCGCTGGCAGTACGAGTAGGCGGCGATGCCGCCCGGCGTGTCGGTGTCGACGGTCGCGGTGCCGTCGGTGAAGCGCAGGCCGACGAGGTCGGCGGTGAACTGCGGGTCGGGGTGGCTGATCAGGTACTTGGGCATGGTCAGGCCACCTTGATGTTGCGCAGGACGCCGCACGCCCTCGTGTTGCGGACGACGGCTGCGACCGGGCCCATCTCGATCTCGCCCGACTTGACGGCGCCGGGCAGCGTGAAGTCGGGCATGTACGAGTTGACGAGCGGCTGGCCGGCGACCGCGGCGCCGTGGAGCGCGTCCAGGCCGAAGCTGACGGCGTACAGGTCGGTCAGGTTGGGGATGTTGCCGCCCGCGCCGCCGCCGTCGGGGTCGCGGGTCTGGATCGGGACGATCGGGCCGGCCGCGGTGGGGTCGTCACCCATGTCGATGAGGACCCACTGGCCGTAGGACTCGATCTGCCGGCCGAGGTCGTCCTTGACGCTGGTGTACATGGCGGCCCAGCGGGCCAGCGCACGCACGCGGGTGATGCTGGTGGTGTTGCCGATGATGCACTTCACACCGGGCGGCAGGGCGCCGGGCATGCCCTGGTCGCCGCCGCCGGTGTGGCTGGGGACGATCATCGACAGCCAGGAGTCGAGCTGGTCGAGCGCGGCCTGGGCCAGCGGCTGGGAGATGACGGTACCCGGCGACCAGTCGAGGTAGCCGGTGGCGGTGCCGTTGTTGAGCGGCAGGTACTCGGTGTTGGTGCCGGTCAGGAGCTTGTCCAGGCCGTCGAATCCGCTGCTGTTGGTGGAGTCGCCGCGGATCAGCTGCCACTGGAACATGGTGCGGATCGAGGTGAGGAGCTGCTGCGACTGGAACATGATCTCGTTCGTCGCGGCGTTGCCCAGTCGGGCGAGGGTGCGGTCCACGGTGAACGCCCCGCCGAGGGGCTTGAGGTCCACGGTGGAGCGGGCCCGGGTCGCCACCGCGGCCGGGTACTCCGAGTTGTAGTCGCGGAAGTTCGCGGTGCGCGCGGCGGTGAGGCGGGTGTACCCGTAGGTCAGGGTGCCGCCGCCGGTGCCGGGGTTGACGGAGTCGTCGAACACCATCTGGTCCAGCACCCACGAGTAGCGGCGCAGGTTGTCGATGACGGCGTAGTCCACGTCGTTCTGGGTATTGATCGCCGCCTGAGCGAGCGTGACGGGCATGGGTGCCCTCCTGGGTTAGGTTCCGTAGTGGCCGCGGATCGCGGCGCCGAGGCTGGTGGAGCGGGGTTTGGTCGCCTCGCCGGTCCCGCCGGCCAGGTCGGCACCCGAGCGGCCCGCCTGGGGCGCGCTGCGGAAGCTGGGGTTCTGCTCGACGGCCTTCTTGATGGCCGCGTCGAGCTGGGTGGTGAAGTCCTTGTCCGCCGGGTCGAGCTGACCGATCGTCTGGACGAAGCCGCGAGAGTCGAGCAGCGCGGACACCTTCGCGCTGTGCTTCTCCGCCAGGGAGTGCACGGCGAGCTCGACGTCCTTCGCCCGGGCCGCGGCCTCCAGTTCGGCGACGCGGGCCGTGTGCGCGGCGATCTGCTTCGTCAGCTCGGCAGGGTCCGGCGGGGTGTCGTCCTTGACGAGGCCGAGCGCCTTGCCGATCTCCTGCGCGAGCGTGGCCCTGGCCTCGTCGGCGGCTGCCGCCTTGGCGTTGGTCCGTGCTGCGCCGGCTTCCTTGCGGGCGTCGGCGAGCTGCTTCTCCAGCCGGGCGATGGTGGCCGCCGACTCGTCCGCGCCGGCCTGCGCCGCGGTGGTCGAGGCCGCGCCCTGCTGGGACTGCTGGGTGGTTTTCTGGCCGTCGGCCTGGGCCTGCTGGCCCGTCTGACCCGTGTCAGCGCTGGTGGTGTCGGCGTCGCCTTCGCCCTCGCCGTTGCCACCCGCGATGACGTAGATCGGGGCGCCGTTGCGGCGATGCCCGAGCACGGTCATGGCGGCGTGGGTGGCGAGCGGGTGCCGGAAAGGGGCGTGCATGATCGGCCCTCCTGGGGTCGGTCGGGGTGTGCGCCCGCGCCTGGCGGGCGAGAAGAGGACGACGGACATACCGTCGAGACATGAGCAGCTGGGACGACGAACGTGGCTGGCGCGACCACCTGCTGTGCCCGCTCTGCAACAGGCCGGTCTGGTACAAGGGCCATGTGGATGTGACGCAACTGGGGGACACGGGCCGATCGCAGATGCGCGGGATCTACGTCTGCAAGACGGTGGGCTGCGACAACTACGAGCAGCGGATTCAGGAGCCGCGCCAGCGTTAGCGGGCGACGCCGACCTGTTCGCGGTCGTAGCGGCGCTGGAGGTCCTTCGCCGCGGTGAGCTCCCGGAGTCGGGCCTGGTAGTCGCGGACGCGGGCGATGGCGCGCCGGCGGGTGTCGTCGTCCATAGCGACGGCCACACGGCGCTTCCACATGCGGACCTGCCGCTCCAGGTAGCGCTGCTGCTGGGTGTCGTCGTAGGTGGCGCCAGCCGGATGCGGCGGCGCCGGCGGCCGGGCGGTGAGCCCGGGCAGGTATGCCGAGACGTTGTGGCGGCAGTTCGGATGGAACAGGCCCGCGCCCCGGGCCTCGTCCAGCGAGCCGGCGACGTGCACAGTCACCATGCGGCCGTCATCTGTGGCGTGCTGCAGATGCAGGGTCTGCGGGCCGCCCGGCCCGTTGAGGGTGAGCACCTTGCTCTCCCACGGTGCGCACAGCGGGCACTCCAGCGGCGAGTCCGAGACGATGACGAGCTGCAGGCCAAGCGCCTCCAGCCGGTCCGTGTGCCCCTGCACGGCAGCGCGGCCGGTCGCCGACCGGACGGCCATCTCCGCGTAGCTGGCCATGTCCCACTGCCGGCCGCGGGTGTCCGTGAAGCCGCTGATGCCCTGGTTGGCGAGCTGGTCGAGGGCCCGTTGCGCTGCCTGTTGGCGTGTCAGGGCGCCGAGGAGGACGGTGCCGGAGACGCGCTGCGCGATCTGCTGGTAGGCGTCGGGGACGGCGCGCAGGATCCGCAGGTAGACGGGCCGTAGCAGGGCCTGTGTGTCGGCGGCGAGTCGGTCGGCCGCCCGGGCGCCGGGGAGTGCCTTCTGCGCGGCGGCGCGCTGGCCTTCGGGGAGTGCCCCGAGGTCGGCCACCGCGGCCTGTATGCCGCGCTCGTACGCTGCGCGAACAGCCTGGCTGATCGCGCCGTCGCCCTCGCGCTGCAGGCCGAGGGTGATCTGCCGGGTGCCGGTGATCAGGTCGCCGAGCGCCCGCGCTTTCGCGGTCACCCAGTCCGGCGCGTCCAGGCCGTGAGCGACCGCGCGGGCGATGCGCTCCAGCAGGGTGCGCTCGGCGTCCTGGTAGATGGCGCCGACCTGGCGGGCGAACTGGGCGC